CCCTGACGCAGACAAGGGACGGCGTAATACAATCGCAAACCTCCTTGAGGAGTGGGGCTTGGTAAAGATCGTGAACAAGGAGATCTCGAAGGATCCTGTGTGCCCGATCTCTCACATGAAGATCCTGCCTCACTCACAAAAGAAGGATTGGGAACTGATCCCCAAATACACTATCGGATCTCGCCAAAAGCCTCTTGACAGCGGCGAAGACCTGAAGTAAACTAGACCCAACAAGCGAGGTTTATATTATGATGACCGACACGGTCGCTGTGGGTATCCACAAACTACATCCCGATGCGTTCGATCCCGTCTACGCCACCGAAGGCTCTGCCTGTTTCGACATTCGGGCGTGTTTCCCCAACGGGAAGTGCCTAGTCACTTCCTATGCCCCCCACGGCAAGGCTAGCAGCCTCTTGGCAGCAGCGGAGCATGGGGAACCCAACCACATCCTAGTTCCGCCCCAAGAGCGTGTGATGGTTCCTACGCAACTGGTGTTCGACATCCCCGAGGGATGGTCGATGCGTCTCCACATGCGTTCGGGTCTCGCCATCAAGGGCGGTCTCGTCCTGTCCAACTCCGAGGGCATCGTTGACTCCGACTACACCGATCAACTCATGGTTCTCATAACCAATACGAGTTCGATCTCCGTCCGCATCAACCACGGTGACCGCATCTGTCAGGGAGAACTCGTTCCCGTTTATCGGACGCAGTTCCACCATTGCGCCAAGCCCGAACCGAAGGCTAACCGCACAGGCGGCTTTGGCTCGACAGGCAAGTCCTAATAACATGATCTTCTCGAAACTCTCAAGTGACCCCATCCAAAACGCCGATGAAAGGAATGTGCCGATGACTCGTGATGAACTGCTGAAGTGCCACAAGACCCTGTGTGAGTCTGCTTATGAACTCATGAAGCGCAAGAACGCCGACTATGCAGGACGGCATGGCACCGAGCCGTTTGCGAACTTCACCCGCTGCGAGGCGATGGGTATCTGCTCCACCGAGGCGGGTATGCTCGTTCGGTTGACCGACAAGATGAGCCGCCTGTCCTCCTTCGTTGAGGCGGGTGCGTTTCAGGTCAAGGACGAGAGTCTTGAGGACACTTGCGTGGACATCATCAACTACGCAATCCTCTTTCACTCGTTCGTGCAGAGCAAGAAGACTGCTTCCTCCAACAAGAAGGGGTAACCATGAACCGTATGACTTCCCTCGTGTGCGTGGGCGTGTGTGCGCTCGTGTGCGCCCGTGCGTGGGCGGGTGCGCCCGCTCGTGCGGATGCCCGCTTGCTCGATGCGCTGCGTCAGGTGGAGTCTCACGGCAACGACCGTGCAGTCGGTGACAACGGCAAGGCGATTGGTCCGTATCAGATCTGGTACTCGTATTGGAAGGATGCCGTGGAGTTCGACAAGACTCTTGGTGGCTCCTACGAGGACTGCTACAAGCCCGACTACGCACGGCGGGTGGTCATTGCCTACCTGTCACACTACGCACCGAAGAATGCGTCCTACGAGCAACTCGCTCGAATCCACAATGGTGGTCCCAAGGGCGACAAGAACAACAAGACTGTGAAGTACTGGAACAAGATCAAGAAGGAGATGAGCAAGTGAGCAAGCCATTCGGATACTCGTATTACCTCGACATGTACAACTGTCGCATCGGTGCAGCCGATGACTTGGAACTGCACTACCGCTTTCTTGAGCGGGTCGTAGACAAGATCGGCATGACCCGCATGAGTCAGCCTGTGGTCATGCACGGTCCCACGCAGCAGGGCAAGGAACTGTACCCCGACAAGGCGGGCGTGAGTGGTTGGGTTCCTCTCATCGAGAGCGGCATTCAGATTCACTCGATGGAGCCGAAGCGTTTCATCACGCTCGATGTCTACTCGTGCAACAAGTTTGACAAGAACATCATTCTCGAATACGCTCGGGAATGCTTTGGCTTTGAGCAGCATGAGGAGAACTTCTTCGTGCGTGGCACAGGGTACGGCGACATCCAATGAACACACACCGCATCATCCTTGGCGACTGCATCGAGGGCATGAAAACTCTGCCTGACGAATGCATCAACACCTGTATCACCTCGCCCCCGTACTTCGGGCTGCGTGACTACGGAACCGCAAGTTGGAAGGGCGGCGATCCGAATTGCGATCATGTTGCCGATCCGACCAAGACGAAGAAGTTCGGCAATCCTGCGTTCAACGAGAATCGTCCGAGCCGTGAACTCACAAAGGTCGAGGGCTACTACTACAAGGATGTCTGTGGTAAGTGCGGTGCAACCTGTGAGGACTCACAGATCGGTCAGGAGGATACCGTTGAGGGTTATGTCGAGAAGATGGTTGAGGTGTTCCGTGAGGTACGCCGTATCCTGCGTGATGACGGTACGCTGTGGCTCAACCTTGGTGACTCGTACATGAGCGCAAAGAACTGCGCCCCGCCGCCACAGACTGTTGGTGGTCAGCGTGGTATGCCTTCCGATTTCATTCCTGCCAACCGCAAGTCACAGACAGGTCTCAAGCAGAAGGACTTGATCGGCATTCCGTGGCGTGTAGCGTTTGCGCTGCAAGCAGACGGGTGGTATCTGCGTCAGGATATCATTTGGAACAAACCAAACCCAATGCCCGAGAGCGTTGAGGATCGCTGCACCAAGGCGCACGAGTACATCTTCCTGCTGTCCAAGAAGCAGAGGTATTACTATGACTTCGAGGCAGTCAAGGAACCCGCTCGTAACTGGGGAACCCGTGACCGCTCCGAGATGCGTAACGGGACTACCGATCCCAAACTGAAGCACCACGGGCTACAGGGCAAGGAGTGGGAAGAGAATCCCATGAAGAACAAGCGGTCGGTGTGGACGGTGAACGCCAAGGGCTACAAGGGCGCACACTTCGCTGTGTACCCCGAGGAACTCATCAAGCCCTGTGTCCTCGCAGGATGCCCCGCAGGAGGTACGGTGTTTGATCCGTTCACGGGCAGCGGCACGACTGCCGTGGTTGCCATGAAGAACGGTCGCAACTACATCGGCACCGAACTGAACCCCGAGTATGTGAAGATCGCAGAGGATCGGATCGCAGAAGAGATCAAGCCGAGCCTCGTTGATGTCATGGAGTAATGATGGAATTGGATAAGATCCATCTAGGCGACTGCTTGGAAGTCATGAAGACTTTCCCCGATGACTCGGTGGATTTGATTGTCACTTCTCCCCCATACAACAACTGGCGCAACAGAAGAACACAGGCAAACCGAAGTTCGTATTGGAAGCGCACCAACATCGTGTATGAGAATCACAACGACAAGCAGTCGGATGATGAGTATGAACAGGGACAGATCGATGTCCTGAATGAGATGCTTCGTGTTCTAAAGCCAACGGGAACGATCTGTTACAATCACAAAGATCGCATCTTCAACTTCGAGGTGACAACCCCGATCTCGTGGATAATGAAGTCGAAGGCAGTTTATCGACAGCGTATCACATGGGATCGATGTGGGATGCAAGCATACAATCCCGTCAGATTCTACCGTGTAGACGAGGACATCTACATCCTTGGAAAACAGGCAAAGGGATTCAAGTGGAACAAGGATGCAGCAAAGTACCTGTCTGTATGGAGAATCCCACCAAACAGAAACATCTACGAACACAATGCAACCTTTCCTGAAGAGATAGTGAAGCGATGTGTGAGTGCCTTCACCGATGTTGGGGATGTTGTTCTTGATCCCTACAACGGAACAGGAACAACAACAAAAGTTGCTTCAGAAATGGCTAGGCATTACATCGGCATAGACATATCAGAGAAGTACAACAAGACGGCAAAGGAAAGAGTTCAGCACAACCTAAAAGGAGTCATGGAATGAGCAAGAACAATATGAGAACGATTGGCAAGTGGGTGTCCGTGCAGACCGAGGGTCTTGGCAAGGAAAAGAAAACCAAGTCAGGCATCATCTACAAGGAGAAGATCACAAACCCCAACATCTGGAGCAAGGTGGTCGGTGTGGGCGACAAGATCACCGAGGACATCAAGGTGGGAGATAAAGTCCTTTGGGATATCACCAAGGGTGGTGGACGAGGTTGGGGTGGTTGTGATATCATCCACCAAGACCACATTCTCGCAGTCGAGCGAGAGGAAGACTGATTGACCAAGTTCTACACCCATGTAGCCTCGAAGGGCGGCAAGATCCTTCATCGTGGTTGGGACGAGGATGGCACACGGATTCATGAGTCCGTTCCGTTCCGTCCCACGCTGTTTGTTCCGACAAGCAAGAAGGGGAGCAAGTGGAAGACCATCGACGGCAAGTCCGTTGATGAGATCGACTTCCCCAACATCTACGAGTCGAGAAAGTTCATGGATGAGTACAAGGGTGTGCAGGGCTACTCCATCTACGGGGACATTGATCCACAGTATCAGTACATCGCTGCGAACTACAAGGGCGAAGGCGAAGTCGAGTACAACCAAAAGCACATTCGGATCATGTACATCGACATCGAGACCGAGAGCGAAGACGGCTTTGCCTCACCCGAGAATCCGACCGAGCGGGTCAACGCCATCACTATGACCATGTCTGACGGCAAGTGCATCAGCCTTGCCCTGCATCCGTTCAAGGTCAGCGGTGTGGAGTGCCGTACCTACGAGGACGATGAGCGGCGGTTGCTTGCCGACTTCGTTGAACTGTGGGAGACGCTCGACCCCGACATCGTGACGGGTTGGAATGTCAACCTGTTCGATATGCCCTACCTGTACAACCGAATCACCTCCATCCTTGGCAAGAAGATGGCACAGCGGCTGTCTCCGTGGGGCGAGGTGCGAGACCGCAAGGTCGTTGTGAAGGATCGGATCAACACGGCATTCGAGTTCGTTGGCGTGACCATCCTCGACTACCTCGACCTCTACAAGAAGTTCACCTTCGTGCAGCAGGAGACCTACAAGTTGGGTCACATCGCAGCAGTCGAGTTGGGCGAGGACAAGTTGTCCTACGAGGAGTTCGGCTCCCTGCGTGAGTTCTACAGCAAGGACTTTCAGAAGTTCATGGAATACAACATTCGAGATGTCCACCTCGTGGTCAAACTCGAATCCAAGTTGCGCCTCCTCGAACTCGCTTTCGGTCTGACCTATTCGGCACGGTCGAACTTCGGTGATGTGTTCTCACAGGTACGCATGTGGGACTCGATCATCTACAACTACCTCATGCGACATGGCGTGGTCATCCCGCCTCGCAGCCGTGAGGACAAGGACGAGCAGTTCGAGGGTGCTTATGTCAAGGAGCCACAGGTCGGTCAGCACAAGTGGGTCGTGTCGTTCGACCTTGACTCGCTGTACCCTCACCTGATCATGCAGTACAACATCAGCCCTGAGACCATCGTCTCCGAGCGACTCCCCGCCATCACGGTGGATGCCCTGATCAGCGGCAAGGATCCTGCCATGGAGCAGTTCCTCGCCATGAAGAAGGAGGAGGGGCTGTGTGTCGCCGCCAACGGCACCGTCTACCGCAAGGATGTCCGTGGGTTCCTAGCCGAACTCATGGAGACCATGTACGAGCAGCGCAAGCAGTTCAAGAAGCAGATGCTCGAAGCCAAGGCATACCTGAAGAACAACACGAACCTGACCCCCGAGCAGATCGACTCGAAGAAGCGGGAGATCTCGAAGTACGGCAACTTCCAACTTGTCCGTAAGGTGCAGTTGAACTCCGCTTACGGTGCCTTGGGCAACCAATACTGCCGCTACTACAACATCAACATGGCAGAAGCCATCACGGTGTCGGGTCAGTTGTCGGCTCGTTGGATCGAGAAGCAGTTGAACGACTTCCTGAACAAGACCTGTGAGACGAGCGGCGTGGACTATGTCATCGCATCGGACACCGACTCCGTCTATCTCCGCATGTCCGAGTTGGTGGACAAGATCTCCCCCAACAAGTCGCAGGAGAAGACCGTGCAGTTCATCGACAAGTCCTGCAAGGAGATCGTCCTGCCGTTCATCGCCAAGAAGTACGAGGAGTTGGCAAAGCGTATGAATGCATATGCCAACAAGATGTCCATGAAGCGGGAATCCATCGCAGCCAAGGGCATTTGGACTGCCAAGAAGCGGTACGCCCTGACCGTCCTCAAGGGCGAGGACGATGTCTACATGGAGAAGCCCGAACTGAAGATCACGGGCATGGAGATGGTCAAGTCCTCGACTCCTGCCATCGTCCGCAAGCGGCTCAAGGAAGCCATGGAGATCATCATGCTGAAGGACGAGTCAGACCTCCGTGCCTTCGTGCAGAAGTTCCGTGACGAGTTCTGCATGCTTCCCGCCGAGGACATCGCCTTCCCGAGAGGCTGCAACGGCTTGGACGAGTACGCCGACTACAGCGGCATCTACAAGAAGGGTACGCCGATTCAGGTCAAGGGCGCATTGATATTCAATCATTGGGTGCGTAAGAAGAAACTTGACCAACGCTACCCGCTGATCCGTGAGGGCGAGAAGGTCAAGTTCGTGTACCTACGCATGCCCAACCCCGTGCGTGAGAAGGTCATCTCGTTCATGACTACCATCCCAAACGAACTCGCACTCAAGGACTTCATCGACTACGAGACGCAGTTCGAGAAGGTGTTTACTGAACCCCTAACTACTATTGCTGAAGTGATTGGGTGGGAACTCGAAGAAATCAGCACATTGGAGGATCTGTTCGCATGAGTACGCAAGACACATTTATGAAGATCGTCACCGTAGGAGTCATCGTTAGCGTGGTTGGTCTCGCCTATTGGCACTTCATTGGTTGGTTCTGCAACACAATGACGGGGCGGGATCCGTTGCCCCCCGCTAACCTGAAGATCGTCAAGAAGAAGAAGACCACCAAGAAGGTGACCAAGAAGGTCTCCAAGAAGACCCGCTAAATATCGGCATGGAACGGTTCAACTCCTTCGCAACTACCAAGGTTCAGTACCCCCATGTGCATCTGTCTTTCGATGATCACTCGATCACCGATTGGTACACGGTGCGTGGTGTGCTGAAGTTCAAGAAGGCGAAAGCCGTCTTCTATGTGGACTCGTTCGATGAGTTGGACGATGACGATATCGATAGGCTTCGTGCTTTGCGTTCCGATGGTCATATCATCGGTTGCCACAGCGTGAGTCATGCTGATGCGATTGCATACTCCAAGAAGTATGGAATCGACAAGTACATCGAGGACGAAGTGATTCCCGCCATGGAGTCCATGGCAGCAGCGGGGTTCTCTCCCACTCACTTTGCCTTCCCGAACTCACACTTCGATGAGCCTCTGTATGAAGCGGTATCAAAACTGTTCTGCTATGTCAGACCAGGAAACGAAAGCCACTTCTACACCAAGAGCCGAATGTACATTCAGGGTGATCGCCTCAATCATCAGAATGAGACCTGTGAACATCGCATTCGCAAGGGTGAGATGGTCGGGGTCATCAAGGACATCACCGAACACCTGAAGGCAGACCACGGGATCAGTCTTGTGTTTCATGACATCCGCCGCATTGGTCAGCCGAAGCATGAAGGTACACAGGCAAGCAATACTGCCTTTATCACCGCAGAAGAGTTGGATACCGTTCTCGCAGCCGTGAATGCTGCGGGGGCTGTCTACGAAACCTTTGCTGAACATTGCAAAGTTGGCAAGGATCCGTTTGACAAGCCTGAAGGTCTAGTGTAGAATCCGTCCAAATAACCCCTTTCGTAATGGAGATATCATGAGTTTCTTGAAGAGCCTAGTGAAGAGCAGCGGCAACGAGTTTGCCCGCATCGTGACTGATGGAACCGAAGCCGATGTGTCGGGATTTGTTGACACAGGCTCCTACGCATTCAACGCCCTCGTGTCAGGCACTCTGACGGGCGGCATCGCCAACAACAAGATCCTCGGCATCGCAGGAGAGTCTGCCACGGGCAAGACTTACTTTGCGCTTGGCATCGCAGGACAGTTCCTTGCCGACCACGAGGACGGTGTGGTTCTCTACTTCGACAGCGAACAGGCTGTGACGAGCGACATGATCAAGTCCCGTGGTCTTGATCCGTCCAAGGTCGCCGTGTTCCCTGTTGCCACGGTCGAGAACTTCCGCTTTCAGTTGATTCAGATCCTTGACAACTTCGGTAAGTTGGACAAGAAGGATCAGAAGCCGATCATGGTGGTGCTTGACTCGCTCGGTATGTTGTCCACCTCGAAGGAGATGAACGACACCGCAGAGGGCAAGGAAGTCCGTGACATGACCCGTTCACAGGTCATCAAGGGAACCTTCCGTACCGTGACCCTCAAGTTGGGCAAATACAACATCCCGCTGATCGTGACCAACCACACCTACGATGTCGTGGGTGCGTATGTGCCGACCAAGGAGATGGGTGGTGGTAGCGGTCTCAAGTACTCCGCTTCGACCATCGTCTACCTGTCCAAGAAGAAGCACAAGGTCAACGATGAGGTTGTGGGCAACATCATTCATTGCAAGACCTACAAGAGCCGCCTGACCAAGGAGAACCGTCAGGTCGATGTCCTGCTCAACTACGATACGGGACTCGACCGCTACTACGGTCTCGTGGAACTTGGTCTCGCACAGGGAGTGTTCAAGAAGGTGTCGAACAAGATTCAGTTCCCTGACGGCACCTCCGCATTCGAGAGCCATATCAACAAGGATCCGCAGAAGTACTTCACCGAGTCTGTAATCAAGGCTTTGGATGAGGCTGCTGCCAAGGAGTTCAAGTACGGTGTCGGTGAGATCCCCGATGCCGAAGAGGAGACCGAAGAGTGAGCCGCCTAGTAGTCAAGATGCCAACCCGTGGCAGACCACAGAAGTTTGTGTCTGTCCTTGATCGGTACATCAACTTCTGCTCGGGGATGCAGGATGTGCAGTTCCTGATCTCCATGGATCATGATGATCCAACGATGAACAACCCCAACATGATCTCGCTGCTTACCCGTATGCAGAATCAGTTGGATGGTCGCATTCACTTCGCTTATGGCTCATCCAAGAGCAAGATCGAAGCATGCAACGCCAACATCGAGATGCTGCGCCGACTGAATCCCGACATCATTCTTCTCGCTTCTGACGATATGATTCCAATCGTCAGCGGCTACGATGACATCATCTGCAAGGACATGGGTAAGCACTTCCCCGATACGGATGGGGTGCTGCACTATGACGATGGATTCTCGGGCAAGGACAAGTTGATCACCTTGAGCATCCTTGGTCGCAAGTACTTCGAGCGTTTCGGGTACATCTACCATCCTGAGTATAAGAGTGTGTTCTCTGATGACGAGTTCACACAGGTTGCCCGTCTGATGAACAAGGTGGTCTATATCGACCGCTGCATCATTCAGCATCAATGGGTGGGCATTCCATATGTTCAGGCACAGCAGGGACAGATCGCTGCCGAACAGATTCGCAGAGATCCCGTACACGAGCGCAACGAGTCGCAGGAGATGTATGACCACGACCGTGGTGTCTATGAGCGTCACAAGGCAAGCAACTTCGGTATCGCTGTGAAGGAGGAAGCCCATGCGTCCATGGCGACCAACTCATAAGTTGTCGATTCTTGTACCATCACTCAACAGCCGTAAGGACAAGTTGCAGCAGTTGATGGCTATGCTTCAGCCACAGAAGCGAGACAATGTGGAGATCATCGTCCTTGGTGATGATGGTCAGATGTCCATTGGGCAGAAGCGGAATATGCTTCTCATGCAGTCGCATGGTGAGTATGTTTCCTTTGTCGATGACGATGACATGGTTCCCAACGACTATGTGGATCGCATCGTGAATGCACTAGCCAAGCACAACCCCGACTGCACCTCTCTGACGGGGCGCATCGTGTTCTCGGATGGCTACAGCCGCCCGTTCGTCCATTCCCTGCGGTATGACCGTTGGATCGATGACCACGACAACAAGGTCTACTACCGTCCACCCAATCACCTGAACGCAGTTCGTCGTGACCTAGCGGTTAAGGTTGGATTCCCTCAAGTAAACCTCGGAGAAGATCGGCACTTCTCCGTCAACATTCGTCCACTCCTCAAGAAGGAAGCATGGATTGATGGTGAACTCTATGAGTATCGTTGCCGTAACACATTTGAACAGACCCACAACAATCAGGTGAAGCGATGAAAGTATGCGTAACAGGCGGTGCAGGATACATTGGTTCCCATCTCGTCTCTGTCCTTGCATTTCAGGGACATGAGGTGGTGGTCGTTGACAACTTGGAGAATGGCAATCGTATCCACCCGAAGTGCCAGTTCTTCTCCCATGACATTCGTGAGATCAACGACATCGAAGATCGGTTGCAGGGAACCGAAGTGTTCTTTCATCTAGCCGCAGACAAGCGGGCAGCATCCGAGGAGTACTACGAGATGGTCTCCGCTAATGTGGCGGGCACCGCTGCCGTCCTAGAGACCGCAAAGAAGGTCGGCGCACGGCGCATGGTTTTCTCTTCGTCCTGTGCCGTCTACACCAAGGGGATGTATGACCGTGGCATCGTCTCCGAATCAGCCGCCGATGCCGAGCGGGGTACGCAGCAGAATGTCTATGGCTTGAGCAAGTTGCTCTGCGAGGATCTCTGCAAGTTCATGTCTGATGACAAGTTCTCATGCATCAACCTACGATACTTCAATGTATGGGGTGGGCAATACTTGGATTCGGCACCCGTCCACAAGTCCGTGATTGAGATCTTTGCCGACAAGAAGCGCAAGGGTGAACCCATCATGATCTATGGAGACGGTGGTACGGTTCGTGACTTCGTCCATGTCAACGATGTCGTAAAGGCAAACCTGTTGGCTGTGGATCACGCCCCACGCACGGGTGCGACCACCTTCAACATCTGCAACAACAAGGCAACCACGGTTCTAGACATTGCCAAGAAGGTCTGTGGAGAGGACTACCCGATGGAATACAAGCCTATGCGGGGAAACGAACTCCCGTGGTGCGTGGGGTCAAACGCCCTTGCAGCCTCGGAACTCGGATGGGTTCCAGATCACAGCATCGATGAGTTGACACCCGATTCTTATTGAACTGAAGGTTTCCATGTACGACTATCTCATTGTGGGGTCGGGTCTATTCGGCTCCATCTTCGCTCGTCAGATGACTGATAGAGGGGCGAAGTGCCTTGTCATCGACAAGAGAAACCATATCGGAGGCAACTGCTATACCAAGGATGTTGGGGGTATTCATGTTCATGAGTACGGACCACACATCTTTCATACGAGCAGCGACCGTGTGTGGGAATACATGAATCGGTGGACGAAGTTCAATCACTTCGTCTATCGCCCAAAGGTTTCAAACAAGGGACAGGTCTATTCCTTTCCGATCAACCTGTTCACTCTGTATCAACTGTGGGGCGTGAGCAATCCTGCCGATGCAAAGCGTAAGTTGGACGAGGTCAAGGTAAAGATCGAGAACCCCTCGAACCTTGAGGAGTGGATCCTGTCACAGGTTGGTGAGGAGATCTATCACAAGTTCGTCTATGGCTACACCAAGAAGCAATGGGGACGAGACCCCAAGGAACTGCCCGCTTCGATCATCAAGCGTCTGCCCATTCGCCTGACCTTCGATGACAACTACTTCGAGGACAAGTATCAGGGCATCCCTATTGGTGGCTACACCGCCATATTTGAGAAGTGGCTCGATGGTATTCCTGTCGAGACGGGCGTTGACTATCTCAAAGAAAAGGATCGCTTCGATGCCATGGCAAAGCGTGTGGTCTACACAGGACCAATCGATGAGTTCTTTGGCTGTGACCTTGGGAGACTCGAATGGAGAAGCCTACGCTTCGACCATGAGATCCTGACGGGAGACTTTCAAGGCAACGCTGCTTTCAACTACACGGATGAGTCGGTTCCATACACTCGCATCTGCGAACACAAGCATTTCGAGTTCGGCAAGCAGGAGCATACCGTCATCACCAAGGAGTATCCGCAGAGTTGGGATCCTTCTCGTGAGAAGTTCTATCCCCTGAATGATGAAGAAAACAATGCTCTCTACGCAAGATACAAGGAGAGGGTTGACAGCAACCGATACATACTTGGTGGTCGTTTGGCAGACTACAAGTACTACGATATGCACCAAGTAGTCGGATCAGCACTCGTGAGATCCGATAAGGAAACATCATAATGAAGATCGTGATTGCGAATCAATTCAAGAACGAAGGAAAGCGTCTCCGTGAGTGGCTTGAGTACTACCGTGATCGTGGGATCACCGACTTCGTGTTGGTGAATGACCACTCGACTGACAACTCGATTGAAGTCATCAATAGCGTTGCGGGCGTGAATGTCACGGTGATGGACTCGCCGTTCAACAACCTTCAATTCAACAACTCGAAGGACACCGAACACTACAAGGGCAACATCGCTCTTGCGGAAACTATCTCCACCAACTTTAGAAGAGTGCATCAATTCGTGTTGCAGAAGTATGGTCGTGAGACTATCCTTGGCTTCTTCGATGTTGACGAATACCTTGTGGGCAAGAGCAAGGACTTGGCAACAATCATCAATGACACGGCTTCGCAGTATCTCGTGTCTTCTGTATGCTCCTTTGAGATCGACTCGGATACCATTGATCTTGATTCGGATGTTCCGTTCATCAAGCAGACAACGAGATCCACATCCACTAGCAGCAGATATAGATGCACTAGAAGATCAACCGTAAAGTCATTTGCGAATCTGAATAGAAAGGATTCCGACTTGATCTTCTCGGTTCCGATGCATGCGTTTGGTGAGTCGATTCATTGTTGTGGTGTGCCGTCCAAGAGATTGGGATTTGATGCCAAAGGCAATCCTGAATATGGTCACTATGTCTCACAGCCAATGAACGATACCGATGAGTGCATCACCGATGGAAGACTGTGCTTGGTTGCTCCGAAGACCATGAAGATGCTTCACTATCGGAAGCCTTCGTATGACCATGCGGTCAACAAGCCACTTTTCGACACCGACCACACAATCGTTTAAACGGAGCCTATACTATGAAGGTCATCTCATTTGGTCTATGGGGAAGCGATCCCCGATACATCGATGGAGCAGAGACGAATGTCTTGCTAGCACGGAGGTTCTATCCCGGTTGGCAACTGTGGTTCTTTGCCGATCAGACCGTACCAGCCGACACCTTGAACATCCTTGCCCGTCAGCCTGACTGCCGAGTCATGATTGCCGACAGCACCAAGGAGCGGCAGCATCGTCTGTTCTGGCGGTTCTGGGCTGCGTCCTACCCCGAGGTGGACATCATGCTCATCCGTGATACCGACTCTCGTATCGGTCAGCGTGAGCAGTTGGCTGTGCAGGATTGGCTCACCAACCACAATACGGGCTTTCACATCATGCGAGACAGCCCGCAGCACAGCGTCCCCATGTGCGGGGGTATGTGGGGTTGTAGAGCAGAACGCCTACGCAACATTCGGCAACTGATCAATCAATACTACGATAACGGTCGTGATAAGGATGTTCGTTTCGGTGTGGATCAGGACTTCCTGATGGAGGTAGTCTGGCCTTTCTATGCCCAACACGATTGCACCGAGCATGATGAGTTCTTCGCCAAGAAGCCATTTCCATACATCCCTCGTCAAGAGAAGTATTATGTGGGTCGGGCATTTGGAACCACTTGCCCCGACTTCGCACAGCACACCAAGAAACTACCGAGATAAATCATGAAATCAGATAAGATCATCTTCACTTGCTCCGAACAGTTCAGCCCCTTCTGGAACTTGCAGTCACAGATTTGGAAGACCAAGATGGGTATCGAGCCTGTCCTCCTGCTATTTGGTAAGAAGGAGAACACGAATGTCTCCGAGGAGTTCGGCAAGGTACATGAGATGGAGACTGATAGCAGCGTTCCTGCGATTCTTCAGGTGACCATGTCGAAGTTCATCTTCCCGTCAGTCGAACCCGAGACCACATGGATGATCGGGGACATCGACATGCTCCCGCTACAGACAAACTACTTCACCAAGCGAATCGAAAGCATTCCGAGTGATGACAATGTATATGCTCATCTGAACTTCTGTGGCATCTCGCAGAGCATGAGAGTGGATCCAAGAGTGTTCTTTCAGAAGGGCGGTCAGACCACGGGTGGTGTGAACCTACCGGGACATTACCACATTGCCAAGGGTAAGGTATACGGCAACCTGTTTGCACAGAATCGAACCATTGTTGATGTTGTTCGTTCTATGGTCGATTCGAAGCGATATGGAATGTTTGATCCTGCCGTACAGAAGTACATCGGGCTTGACCCGACCATGCACGGTAGCCATTGGTGTGCCGAGGAGGACTACACGAGCGAGATTCTCGCCGTCAAGGCAAGGAACAACGAGATCAACTTCCAAGGCATATGCTACGACAACCGCAACGAGCGAGTTGACCGTGCTGTGTGGAATCCAAAGACGAGGTCGTATGCATTCGATCCCAATCGTTTGATCGAAGGTCAATATGTTGACATCCATTGCCACCGTCCCTATCATGAGCAGGAAGATGCCCTGAAGACCATCCTCAAGATGGCTAACATGATCTGATAGAGGTCACCAATGAAGATCGACAAGATCGTCTTTTCGTCAACTGAACCATACAGCGACTACTGGAATCTGCAAGCAGAGGTTTGGAGCAACATGGGCATCGAGCCTGTGTTGTTGCTTTGGGGCAAGAAGGAGAACACCAAGGCAACCGAGAAGCATGGGCGCATCGTGGAGATGGAGTATTCTCCCGATGCAATCAAGTCCTTGCAGATGACCTTGAGCAAGTTCTACTACACGCAGACAGAGCCTGAAGCGACTTGGCTCACGGGAGACATCGACCTGTATCCCCTTCAGCGGAAATGGTTCACCGAAACAGTCAAGGACATTCCTGATGACTGCTATGCTCACTTGTCCGCTACTGCTCTGACATCCAAGAAGGGCAACATCAGTTGGCACACCCATGGTGGGTTCGTTGGTGGTGGTCAAGACTTGGTTGCTTACTTCCACGCTGCGAAGGGCAAAGTGTTCAACGATGTCTACAAATTCGATGGTATCTCGCTGACCGACTATGTCAACAAGATCGTGGCAACAGGTAAGTACGGCAGACACATTCCTGAAGAGTGCAAGACGATGTCCCCAAAGGAGATTGCCGCTTTCACAGGAAGCCTGTCCAAGGATCACACGAATCAGCCATATTGGTGTGCAGACGAAAACTACACATCAGATGTCTTGTGGGAGGCTGCAAAGAACGGTTTGGTCAAGTGGAAGGGTGTGTTCTATGACTTGATCAATTGGGAAAACCCATATCAATCGAACCGCATCGACCGCCACTTTTGGCACGGCGGAAACTACCAAGGCGTTGACTTGGCTCGATTGAAGAACAATGGATACACAGACATCCATTGCTCCACCCCATTTGCGCCACAGGAAAACGATCTGACCGACATTCTCCGTTTGGCAGGGATGATCAAGCGATGAATCTGATTTGCGTATCTGGCAGTTCGGGTGTGGGCAAGACCACACTCACGAAGTTGATCGAGAGTGTCATTGGCTCCGACAACGCTGTCTGCTTGAGTGGTGATGATCTCCATCTTTGGGAACGCAACGATCCCATGTGGAACACATACACACACCTCAACCCAAAGGCTAACGATCTCGAAACAGGTCATGCCCACATCGATGCATTGAAGAGCGGTGAGGCGATCACTCGTAGGCACTACAATCACGACACAGGCAAGTTCGATCCTCCAATCACCATCGAACCAAAGCCTTATGTCATTTACGAGGGTCTCCATGCCCTGTATTACGCCGATACATCTGCCATCTGTATCTTTGTTGACACGGATGATGCCCTGAAGACCGAGTGGAAGGTCAAACGGGACACCAAGAAGCGTGGCTACACCGAGTCACAGGTGATGGACACCATGCGGCGCAGGAAGCAGGACGAGGATCTGTACATCACTCCACAGCGTAACTCCGCAGACATCGTGGTCAAGTTCACCAAGGATAGAGGCGGCTCCATCTCGTTGGAGTATGTCAACATCACCAACAAGGGTTGGGATCTCATGTCCAAGGTAAAGGATTTCTATGATTCCCTGAACGAGTTCATGGGCATCTGCAAGTCCCTCTCGCTCGATCCCTCGCTCACGCAGGGGCGTGGGGGCAATGTGTCCGTGAAGTCAAAGAGTGGGTTGATCGTCAAGGCATCGGGAGCAAAGATGGCTGACATCAATCTGCACCACGGATTCTGTGTGTGCCGTACTGATGGCTATATGCCCATGTTCACCACCGAGGAAGAGTACAACGACTACATTGGTGGATCGAAGAAGGTTGGTGTCGGTAGACCTTCGATGGAGACGGGCTTCCATGTCGCCATGAAGGATCGAGTCATTGTTCACACCCATCCCATCCATCTGAATGCTCTCCTTTGCAGCAAGGAGGCACGGGCGATTCTCAAGGGACTCTTCCAAGACCTGTCATATGAATTCGTAGAGTACACCGTGCCTGGTATGGAACTCGTGAACCGCATTCGTGATAGCAAGGGCATCCTGTTCCTAGAGAACCATGGACTCATCGTCGGTGCAGATACCGCAGAGGAAGCCATGAGCATCACCGAGGAGATCAACAACAAGTGCAAGCGATGGCTAGGTAATCATGTAGAGTCTTTCGTGGACTTCGATGAGAACGATACTGAAACGAATCTCCCGCTGTTCCCCGATGCAGCCGTGCTGCCCGAAGAGATGTCTCCAACCAACAACTACATACTACGGTTGATGACGGGGGCTTGCCTGACTCCGAAGTTCCTTGACGAGTCGCAAGTCAAGCACCTCAATGACATGACATCCGAGAAATACAGGAAGGCTATACCATGAAGATCGTGATTCCGATGGCAGGGACGGGCAATCGTTTCGTTGAGAAGGGTTACGCTGACCCCAAGCCGCTCATCAAGGTGAACGGCAAGCGCATCATCGAATACATCCTAGACATGTTCGACCGCAAGAAGGACGAGTTCGTCTTCATCTGCAATGATGTGCATTTGAAGACCACCGACATGGAGAAGATCCTCAAGGAACTCGTGCCGAATGCCAAGATCGTCTCGATGCCGCAGCACAAGTTGGGTCCGGTCTATACGGTCAAGACTGTCTATGACTTGATCGAAGACAACGAGGAGGTCATCATCTCCTACTGCGACAACCCGCACCTGTGGGATCGCAAGGACTTCGAGAAGGCGATGAAGAAGGGCAAGTTCGATGGATGCGTCCTCACGCACACGGGCTTCCACCCACACACGCTGGCGCACACGAAGATGGCGTTCGTCAAGGGTGAGAACGGTGTCCTTGAGGAGATCAAGGAGAAGGCTTGCTACACGGACAACCCGCTGAATGAGCATGCGTCCACGGGCGTGTACTACTTCAAGAAGGGTTCGTACATCAAGAAGTACTTTGAGCAAGCCATGAAGGAAAACATTCAGTACAACGGTGAGTACTATGTGACACTCGTGTACAACCTTCTTGTGAAGGATGGTCTCAAGGTCGGTTACTACGATACTCCGTTCGTCACCGTCTTCGGCACCCCCGAGGAGGTCGAGAACTTCGAGTCTTGGGCAAAGATCCTCAAGGGTGGGCAAGCCTCGCACCCGCTCCATGCAGCGGCTTGCTTCGAGTACTGGAGCGAATACCACAAGTTGACATCATGATCTACATTTCTCACCGTGGCAATCTGAACGGGATCAATCACTCCCGTGAGAACTCGCCAACCTATATCGATGAGTGCATCAACAAGGGGTTTCATTGCGAGATCGATCTTCGCATGAAGGACGGCGTTCCTCATTTGGGGCACGACACGGCAGACTACCCCGTCACGATCTCGTGGCTACAGGATCGTTGCATGTGGCTGTGGATCCATGTCAAGGAGTACGAGGCTCTGATGTGGCTGATGAAGACCATGCCGTGGGCGAACTACTTCTGCCATGAGTCCGATAAGTACACCCTCGTTAGCAATGGTATGGTTTGGTGTCACGACCTGACAAACGAAATGAATGCAAACTGTGTGATCCCGCTTTTGTCGAAGGAATCTGTCGATTCCTATGGACAGACGGGCTTCGGTGCGGTATGCTCCGACTTCATCTACGACTGCGTAGCCAAGTTCAACAAGGACAATTCATGAGCAATGTGAAACTCACCATCGGCATCCCAACGATTCCGAATCGAAACCGCAGATACCTCGAACCCCTGTTCTCCAAACTCATGGGACAGGTCGGCAACGAAAAGGATGTTGAGATCATCGCCCTGATGGACAACAAGATGATGTCTATCGGACGCAAGAAGACCCTGCTCTTCAGCATGGCTAGCGGCAAGTATGCATGCCTGATTGACGATGATGACGATGTGACCGATGACTTCGTGGCTACACTTCGTTCCGTGATCAACGATCAGTTGGATGTCGATGTCATTTGCTATGATCAGGAAGCGGACATCAACGGGAAGAAGTGGCTCGTCAAGTCCAACCTGAACCACAATCGCAAGCATCCGTTTGATCAGTTGCAAGTCGATCAGCATGGCAACCCTGTGCCCTGCAAGCGTCCCCCGTGGCAATGGTGTGCTTGGAAGACCTCGTTCATCAAGAACATCCCGTTCGGTGACTCGAACTGGGCAGAGGACGCAGCGTTCACCCTAGCCGCCGTAGAAGCAGCCAAGAGCCAACTCGTCCTCGACAAGGTGCTATGCAAGTACCGCTACTCACCTTCCGTGTCCGAGGCTCCGCAGCAGAACATTACACCCAATCAAATGAATCGAGTCCAACTCTAAAGGAACATCATGGAACACATCTATCAGAATCCGAACTTCGGTGAGAACTGGTTTACCTATCCCAAACTGTACTCTTGGTTTGTTCAGAACCTATCCAACGGCTCGAAGATCGTTGAGGTCGGTTCATGGAAGGGCAAGAGTGTTGCATACCTTGGGGTTGAGATCGTCAACTCTGGCAAGGACATCAAGGTCGATGCCGTGGACACTTGGATGGGTTCTCCCGAGTCTCCCGATCACCTAAAGGATGTCTATGTCAGGACGAATACTCTCTATTCGCTGTTCCTTGCCAACATCGCTCCTTTGTCTCATGTGATCAAGCCGATTCGCATGGCATCGGTTGATGCTGCCAAACTCTACGAAGACAATTCTCTCGATGCGGTGTTCATCGATGCGGGTCATACCTATGATGCCGTAAAGGCAGATATCGCTGCTTGGCTTCCCAAGGTCAAGGTGGGCGGCATCCTTGCGGGTCATGACTACGCATGGAGCGATGATGTTCGGCGGGCAGTTGATGAATCGATTGCCCCCATCGATGAGACCGAGGGCTGCTTCGTCTTCAAGAAGGTTCAGTAAGTACTTGACTTCCCCAGGTTTTGGTGGTAAGATCTATCCAAATGTCCACCGACAAAATTGAACTCGTTGTACTGCGTAACTTGCTGTACAACGCCGAGTACACCCGCCGTGTCCTTCCCTTCCTCAAGGAGGACTACTTTCACGACCCGTGCGAACGGCGGCTTTTCAAGACCGTTGAAGACTTCATTCAGAAGTATTCATCGTCACCAACATCGGAAGCCCTGAACATCATCCTGTCCGAGCAGGATGGTGTCTCACAGGGTGAGTATGATAGTTGTGCCAAACTGATCGAAGCGTTGTCTTCAAGCAAGGACATCGAAAACGAACCCGAGTGGCTGATTGAGCAGACCGAGAAGTTCTGCAAGGACAAGGCGGTCTACAACGCCCTGATGGAATCGATCCAACTGATCGATGACAAGAAGTCAAAGGGCAAGTCCCGCAACGCCATCCCCGAGATCCTGACCAAGGCATTGAGCGTATCGTTCGATGCAAGCATTGGTCACGACTTCGTGGAGGATGCAGACAAGCGGTTCGAGTTCTATCACCGTGTAGAGCAGAAGACCCCATTTGATCTAGACTTCTTCAACAAGATCACGGGTGGTGGCGTACCCAACAAGACGCTGAATGTGATCCTTGCGGGCACGGGCGTGGGCAAGTCCCTGTTCATGTGCCACCACGCAGCCAACTGCCTGACCCTCAACAAGAATGTCCTCTACATCACCTGTGAGATGGCAGAGGAGCGCATCGCAGAACGCATCGATGCCAACCTCATGGACATCGCCGTGGACGAACTCAAGAACCTCCCGAAGGATGTCTATGACCGCCGTCTAGGCAAGGCTACAGCGGGACTGACGGGCAAGTTGATCATCAAGGAGTACCCCACAGCCACGGCGAATGTGGATCACTTCCGCCACCTGTTGGACGAACTGCGGCTCAAGAAGAACTTCAAGCCCGACATCGTGTTCGTGGACTACCTGAACATCTGTGCCTCTAGCCGCTTCAAGGCGGGTGCGAATGTCAATTCATATACCTATGTCAAGGCGATTGCCGAGGAACTCCGTGGTCTTGCCGTGCAGTCGGACTTCCCGATCTTTACCGCCACACAGACGAACCGTTCGGGCTTCGGCAATACCGATGTCGAACTGACCGACACCTCCGAGTCCTTCGGTCTCCCTGCTACTGCCGATCTCATGTTCGCCATCGTGGCGACCGAGCAACTTGATGAGTCGGGTCAGGTCATGGTCAAGCAACTGAAGAACCGCTACAACGACCCGACCACGCACAAGCGGTTTGTTATCGGAATCGACCGCTCGAAGATGAAACTGTTCGATGTGGAGGAGCAGGAGCAGAAACTGTTCGAGCAGATGGGCAAGAAGCAGCAGGATGATGACGAGGACGATGCCGAGTCCCATAACAAGTTCTCGACCAACAAGAAGAGATCGTTCTCAAATTGGGGTTGACGGCGTAGCAAACATACGCTATACTTATCTAAATGAACAGCCACACCGACTTCTGTAACTACATCACATCCATGCACTTCCTGTATCGACAGAACACGGAGGGTGGCTATGTTGTGCAAGTCCTTCCTCGTATCAAGTGTGTGGACGGCTTTTCCTTTTCTGTTCAGGCATCCAAGAATCACTACTGCTATCCGAAGAATGATGATGGTCCATGGGATTCCTTCGAGGTTGGATACCCATCACCGATGGAGCCGATGCTATTGCCGTACATCGAAGACTTAGGCAATCCTCACACGGAGAGCGTGTACACAAATGTCCCAATCGACATTGTGCTGCTGATCATCGACAACCATGGAGGCATCGCATGAGTTACCGACTACATATCGACATTCCTATCGAAGCAATCAGCACACATCAGGCGCAAGAGGTTGCTAGAGGTATCCTAACTAGATTGGGGCTTCTGCACACCGCAGACTCATCCTTGACGGGATCGGGGCTTGAAGTGAACTACAGACTCGGACATGATGATGACAGGCAGCGTTCGAACTATCTTGACATGGATGAGAAGGGTCATTGCACCCACCGCAAGACCCGTGTCCACTTCTGAAGTGGAATGCCCATCTTGCCCGAACTGCGGTTTTGCGACCATTCGCTCCCGCCAAGATATGACATTCGAAGTTGGGAACCCTGATGTTCGCACGGAGCCACTCGTCCGTGCTACTGTCACCATGAACATCCCCGTCTTTCAATGCACCAACCCAAACTGTAGGAATGGAATGTATGGTGAGGATGCAGAGGCGATCATAGAGCCTGTCCGCAAGTTCCTCATCAAGAACGCCAAACCTAAAGAATAGAATCATGCGCCGTGGGAGGTCAGCATCTCAGGTCGGCTTATACCCGACTAATCGCAGGGGCAGCACCTGTACGGCGTACTCTCCATTTCGATACGATAAATACCCGACTACGAGGTAGTCAATGCTGTCGTTTTCTCAACACACAAACAACACCCTGATTGAACAGACGGTACAGAACAAGCACCTTGATCACATTGAGGATCTCATGATCCTTCAGGGCAAGGATGGGCTAGACAACTCCATTGGCTTCCTCAAGGACATCGTACAGAGCCTCAAGACAGGCTCCACGACCATGGGTATGTCTACCAAGTGGGACGGCAAGCCCGCCATCGTGTGCGGCATCAACCCCGAGAACAAGAAGTTCTTCGTCGCCATCAAGGGTGTGTTCGGCAAGGAAGCCAAGTACTTCCACACCGAAGCAGAGATCAAGAAGGGGATCGAGATTCCCGATCTCGCCAACAAACTCATTCTTTGTCTTAAGTATCTGCCAAAGGTAGGAATCAAGGGTGTGCTACAGGGCGATCTGATGTTCACGCCTGACTCCAAGAGAACGATGGACATCGGGGGCAAGTCCCACATTGTGTTCCAACCCAATACGATTCTTTATGCAGTTCCGTCAGGGGGCGATCTGGGCAAGCGCATCGCTGCCGCAAAGATCGGAATCGTGTTTCACACCGAGTATTCGGGCAAGACTCTCAACGGGTTGTCCGCAACCTCGTTCAACTTCAATGCCACCAAACTCAAGCAGGATGCCGATGTGTGGGTCACCGACCCAAACATCTACGACCTATCCCCTGCTCTGATGAAGGATGCCGAGGCAACCAACTGCCTCAAGATGATTGCAGACTGCGAGAAACTCGCCAAGAAGGTATCCCCCTTCCTGCCCACGCTGATTGCACGGAAGGATCTCATGCCCCTTCTGATGCCATACATCAACGGCACTATCAATGGTGGGCTGACGAACTTCACATCTTCGGGCTTGAAACTCTATGTCAAGACGAAGTTGGAGAAGGAGATAAATAAGTTGAAAACCGAGAAGGGTAGAGAAGGCAAAACCGAGGCTATGAACAAGATCCTCGACTTCATCGATGCCTACAACACCCAACTCACGGACATGTTTGCCTTGCATAACATGATTGCGAAGGTGAAGGAAGTGATTCTGAATCGTCTCTATGCGGTGTCACAGTTGGGTCACTTCTTTATGGATGACGATGGTATCAGCCCAACAGATCCTGAAGGTATCGTTGTGGTTCGTTCGGGATCGGTTGTCAAACTCGTCAACAGACTTCGTTTCAGCAGACAGAACAGGAAGGTCAACCAATGATCGAGCGGTTCTCGCAACGCCTGACAGAGGCAAAGAAGAAGGACACCGTTGTATTCGCATTCGGGCGCATGAACCCGCCGACCATCGGGCACGGTGCTGTTGTGGATAAGGTGATGGAGGAAGCGGCAAAGCGAAACGCTGACCACTTCATCTTCACATCAGCATCACAGGATGCCAAGAAGAACCCGCTGTCACAGAAGCAGAAGGTTTCATACCTCAAGAAGTTCTTCCCCAAGGGCAACTTCCCTGTCGGCAAGTCGATCAATCCGTTTGATACCGTGCTGTACCTGTGTCAGGAAGGCTACAAGCACATCGTGGTTGTCACGGGCAGCGATCACCTTGCCGAGTACAATAAGATCAAGGAGTATCAGGGCAAGGCTGACAAGAGCGGTCGCAAGTACTCGTTCGATACGCTGGAAGTCGTTATTGCAGGACAGACTCGCAGCGACACCGCACAGGGCGTTGCGGGCATGTCTGCTTCCAAGATGAGAGCCGCAGCCTTCGAGGGAGACTTCGCCAAGTTCTCGACAGGCGTACCTGGTACGGACAAGGCACTCAAGAAGAAACTCTATGACGAAGTTCGCAAGGGATTGAACCTGAAGGAAGAGTTCATCCCCGAAGCAACCGATCCAAACGAAGATGTGACCATCCTCGCCCTGACATCCTCCGAGAAGGACTTGAGCGACACCATCGAGAAGATGGAAGCCATCTGCAAGAAGCGCAAGATCGAGTTCTATGCGGTCAAGACATCCAAAGCACAGATCGATATCTCGAATGTTGCCTCCAAGAAGATCGTCATCAAGAACTATGATGGCGAAGGCAAGGACGCAACAATCGTTCCAGGAAACACCGTAGCCATCGTTCGTGGTGGCGTGATGAACAGCGACATCGGTGTCGCCATCATGACCATCCTACAGAACAACGGTGTGTTCATGGTCAACGAGCGTGGTGGTATGGAACTATGTGCGAACAAGTTGGAGACTGCTATTGCTCTGAAGAAGCATGGTCTCCCGCACCCACGCACGGCGTTCGTCGCCAACGAAGAGAACATCGAGTCTGCGGTCAAGGAAATCGGTGGCAAGTTCCCCGTCATCGTCAAGACACTCACGGGTGCCGAGGGCATCGGCGTGTCGAAGATCGAGAGCATGGAGAGCCTCAAGTCCGTGCTGCAAACCCTGTGGAAGTACGGAGCCGAAGTCATCATGCAGGAGTTCCTGCCCGACTTCAAGAACGATGTTCGCAGCATCGTCCTCAATGGCAAGATCTTCGCCTGTGCAAAGCGTGACAAGGCTCCCAAGGACTTCCGCACCAACATCGCCCGTGGCTCAAAGGGCGGTTCGTTCCAACTCTCCGACGAGGAGATCAAGTTGGTAGAACAGGCTGCACGAGTCAGCAAGTGCTACTATGTCGGCATCGACCATGTCATCAACGAGGGCAAGCCATACATCATCGAGATGAACGCAAGCCCCGGCAGCGGCAATATCTATTACCGCTACTACGAGGATGGCAAAGGCAAGGACAATGTCAAGGGTGAGGAGATCGTTGAGGACTTCCTCAACTATATTCTCAACAAAGCACATTGGAAGTTGTTCTCGAACCTTGCTGTGCGTGAGGAAGTGAAGATCGATGGTGTCGAGTACACCGCCAAGATCGACACCGGCAACAGCGGCTACAACATGATCCACGGTGAGGAGATCAAGGACAACGGCAACCACACCGTGACATTCAAGTTGCCCAACGGCAAGAAGGTCACGAAGAAGATCGTCAGCCGCATCACGGTCAAGAGCGGCATCGGCGTGAAGAAGCGTCTTGTCATTCTCATGGATGTCGAGTTCCACGGCAAGAAGTACACCAATGTGAAGTTCAGCATCGGTGACCGCAGCCATATGTCCACAAAGGTTCTCTTCGGTTTGCAGTTCTTGAGCAAGACGGGCATGATGGTTGATCCCGCAGATGCCATCTATCCACAGCCTGATGTGAATGCCAAGCGCAAGAGCGAGGAAGAGGAAGAGGAAGAACTCGCAGAGGACATGCCGATTGCAGTTGCACTCGATGCGACCAAGGAGATCATCCGCACACCCGCAGTTGCGACCAAGTTGTTCACGCTCGTAAACAAGAAGAAGCAGATGCCTCCTGATCAGTTCAAGGAGTATGCCAAGCATGTCAAGGATGAAGTCATACTTCAGGCATACAAGGCATCGGGCGCAACGATGAATCTTAGTTCGTTTGCCACGCAGTCCAAGATCGGAAAGTTCATCACCAAGTTGATCGACAAATTGGTGATCTCGGGTGGCATCGAAGTATCAACGATTCTGAACAAGGCAATGAGCCTGACCATCCCGCTGACCACGATTCTCCACATGGGTGATGAGGCAGAAGGCGAGACCATCGAAGAGGCTGACATCGGCAAGGACAAGGGTTACACCACCAAGTCGGGAAAGACCAAGGAGTCTCCGAAGGGCAAGGCAGGACTCCCGAAGAAGTACACCACGGGACTGTCAAAGAAGGAAGCAGACCTACGCAAGCAGCGTCTAGCCAAGCGAAAGGGAATGTCCGATGATGATCCGAAGACATGGGAGTTTGTGAACCCCAAGGAGAAGGACATCAAGACCAAGCCCTCGAAGTACACACAGGCGTTCAAGAAACTCGCCAAGTCTGGCAAGATCAAGGCTCTAAAGAATCAGTATGAAGTCGAGGAGTCTCTTGCAGCCATCCGTGTGCTTGAGAGTCTCGATCAGAGAAGCAGAATCAGCAAGGCAATCCTGTTGGAGCAGAAGGCTCTTCAGGGCGGTCGTTCGGATGCTGCGGTCGTGTATCGGTCGTTCATCGAGCATGAGAAGGATTCCCTGTATCAGAAGTACAGCGACATCCCCACAACGCTTGATGAGGACATCGAGCATCTGATGACGGAGGTCAGCCCACCATCTGGTCCGGCTCGTCGCTTCTCGAAGAAAGAGAAGATCAAGAAGGAGTTTCAGAAGAGATACGGCAGTCGTTGGAAGGATGTGTTCTATGCCACGGCATGGAAGATGCACAACGATTCCTATGAACCAAGTGCAAACATGATCGAGACTGCCATCGACAAAATGTACGAGGAGATCGTGCTTGAGGGAACGCCACAGAGTTGGACATGGACTGACAAGGGAACTCGTGGTCCACTTCCAATCGGCACGGACAAGATCGTCAAGACCTACATGAAGGACACTCCCGGTGAGCGTGAGCGACTCAACGAGGTTGCTGACGAAGAGAAGGATGATATCTACAAGGAGTGGTCGAAACTCGTCAACATGGGACCGAAAGAACTGTCTAACTTCATCGATTCGGATGAGGGCGAAGAGGCAGGATTGAGCCGCAAGGAAGCGGGCAAAGCAGGAGCGAGTGGTGGAAAGATCAAGTCGGGTCGGGATTCGGCTCGTGCCATCGTTCGTATGCTTGAGCGCAAGAAAGATTCATGGTCGGACAACGATTGGGAATGGGCAAAGCGACAGATCAACTTCATCAACCGAATGAAGGGTGCGAAGGGCAAGTTGCGTGAGCCTGATGGAAAGGCAACACGCAAACTGCTAGCACTCAAGATTTGGGGACATGATCCGGAGAAGAAATGAAACGCTTCAAGGATCTGGTGTTGAACATACAAGAGGCTCGTATTGCGGGTCTCGAAAAGAAAGCAAAGGCTAGCGGCATTCCGTATAGCATCTTGAAACAAGTCTACGACCGTGGAATGGCTGCTTGGAAAGGCGGACATCGCCCCGGAGCAAACTCTCACGCATGGGCGTTCGCCCGTGTGAACTCATTTATCGTCGGTGGCAAGACTCGCCATACTGCCGACAAAGACCTATGGAAAAAGGCAAAGGGTGGCTAACACCCGTTTGTGATAAATAGGATCAGCACTCCAAAGTCGAAGGGATTTCCAATGTTTACCAACCCACACAACCAAAATCTACTGAATGATGTCATGCGTGTCATGAACGGTGAGACCACCGAGCAGCCGATTCGTCCGATTCCGCAATGGATCACCGAGGCTGCTGTTGTAGCCGCCAAGGAAATCACGGGAGCCGAGAAGGATGCCGTGGTGACCCTCGAATCCCGCAGAGACATCCTTCGCAAGTTCTTCTCCGAGGCTGTTGAGAATTGCAACTGCGAAGTGACAAAGGAAAGCCCACTTCAATTCGAAGAGGCTGTACAGAAGGCAATCAATGAGGCTCGTTCGACCGTGGCTAACGCTGTCATCAGCGAAGCCAAGATGGGAACAGGCGTTCCCGCTGGTGCCTCCGAAAAGGAATTTGCTAAAGCCCGTGCAGCCAATCCGTACAAGGTTCGCCTTGGTAAGGGTGTGCCCGCCGGTGCGCCGATGAAGAAGGAAGAGGTCGAGGTCGAGGTCGAGGCTGAACTCCGTGAGTTCCTGACCCAACTGACCACGGAAGAGATCGCTACTCTCCGTAACATCATCAACGAAACCCGCTAAATAACACCACAGAGGAGATTCCCCCGATGCTTTGGAACAACAACGACAGAGAAGAAGCAAAGCCGACATGGCTGACCCTGAGCCAAAAGATTAACTGCGTCCGCACCGTGAATGGTTGGGAAATCCCGCTGCACGGCGCAAACTTGGGTGCTGAGTTCGGTGGTCTAGGCAACATTTCTGCTACAGGCTCTTGGGCAGGAAGCCCCGGCGCATCGGGCGGTATGACGGCATTCACGAAGTACACCGAAATTCTCGTCTCCATGCCCATCGACAACATCAACGATGTGAATGTGATTGCAACCGTTACTGGTCCGCAGACGAGTTTCCAGATCACTAACCGTGGTCAAACAGGAATCGCTCTCACGGGCGGAACTCTTGCTTACTACTATTCGACCGCTCCTGCCGCAGGAGTGACCTCGGGTCTTGTTGCTGTCGGTACTGTGGTTGGTGCTACCGCTGTTGCGGGTGGCTACAACTATCAGATCAATGGCTTCAGCAATCTCCCGACCATTAGTGGTCCAAAAGCCGTTGCTTCGGGTGGTGTGTTTGTCTTCGGTGATCTCGGAACCGTAACTGGTGGAACTGCAACGGTGACATCGGTTTCCGCTTTCATTGATCAATGGATCATCAACCCGCTCTTGGCTGGCTATTCAGGTCTTTCGGGTCAAGGCATTACCGCAGGACGGCGTGGTGCAACTGGTGGTCTCACGAGTGGCTTCGATTCCAACGAAGCACCGAACACTCGCCCATAGAACGGAAGAGCGTCTTGTAGGGAA